CTAGTCTACCGAGGGAGTGCACAAATGGCTGATAAAGGAAACATGTTCCAGAGGTTAACAAACCTCTTTAGAGCAGGTCCTGTGGTTAAACGTCGAGTACGTACACAAGGCACTAGCGGCACTTCTTCTTCAGCGGCACTGTTTAAGCGAGCTCATAATGATGTCTACAATACGACCCTCAGCGCATACGGCTCGTTCGACAGGATGTCCAGATATTCTGATTTTAGTGAGATGGAAGCCACTCCCGAGATCGCCTCAGCTCTGGACATATATTCAGAAGAAACAGTTAGTCCGGATGAGCATGGGCGAGTCTTGCATATCTTCTGTGAGAATGATGTTCAGAAAGAGCTGCTAGAAACACTTTTTTATGATACGCTAAATCTAGAATTTAATTTGGTGATGTGGGTTCGAAATCTCTGTAAATACGGTGATTTTTTTCTCTTTAATGATATTGATCCCGAATTTGGTATTATCAATGCTTATCCTATTCCAATATCAGAAGTAGAGCGAGAAGAAGGGTTTGATCCTGAGAATCCAGGTGCGGTTCGTTTTCGCTGGTTGACACAAGGGAATTCTACACTAGAAAATTGGCAATTAACACATTTTCGTCTTTTGGGCAATGATGCGTTTTTGCCGTACGGTTCTTCGGTTCTTGAATCAGCAAGACGAATTTGGCGTCAATTAATATTGATAGAAGATGCGATGTTGGTTTATAGAGTTATTCGTTCTCCCGAACGACGTGTTTTTTACATCGATGTTGGAAACGTGCCTCCTGAAGATGTTCCAAATTATCTTGAGCAAGCCACAAGTTCGCTGAAGCGCGCTCCAGTTATAGACAAGACCAATGGGAAAGTCGATCTCAGGTTTAACCCACTTAGCGTTGACGAGGATTATTTTATCCCAGTTCGTGGTGGTGAGTCGGGCACGAAGATTGAGTCATTAGCAGGTGGTGCTAACACCAGCGCGATTGAAGATGTAGAATATATTCAAAAGAAATTATTTGCTGCGTTGAAAATTCCGCGGGCATATCTTGGGTATGATGAAGACATTGGTGCGAAGGCAACCCTAGCACAAGAAGACATAAGGTTCAGTCGTACGATCCAGAGAATTCAGAAGACAGTGGTTGCTGAATTGAACAAATTGGCGATGATTCATCTTTTTGTTCACGGCTACGATGGAGAAGACTTAATTGATTTCGAGTTGAAATTATCAAACCCATCGAGCGTAGCGCAATTACAGAAGCTTGAGTTAATATCTACACGTTTTGACATAGCTGGAAAAGTACCAGAAGGCTTTTACGATCGTCGATGGGTACAAAAGAACGTATTGGGATTGACAGACAAGGTAATTGAAGAAATTATCGAGGGCAGAAAGGAAGATAAGTTAATAGACGCTGAAGTTGAGGCTTCCGGTGCCGCAGAAGGCGGCGACGAAGGCGGCGGCGGATTTGACATGGGCGGCGGCGAAGAAGCCGGTGGTGATGAGGGCGGCGGACTCTTTGCTGCTGATGAACCTGAAGGTCCGCTCTTGACTGCGCATCCTGCTGGTGGAAAAAATCGGCGTGCCACCAGTGATGACGAGGATGAGGACGAAGAAATTGACATTTCCAGTCTTTCCATAGACGACCCTGACGCACCCCTAAAAGCACAAGCGTCTGTGAAAAAGGTTTTTGGAAAGCCCACTCCGGGTACCCAAGCAAAACGTGGTCCTCTCACGACGCACACACCAGACTTTAAAAAGATGGTAACTCATGGCCGTCCACAAGATTCGTTGCGAAAACCTTATGGCGAAGACTATCTTAAGCCCGCATTTGAGGGCATAGAATGGAATGAGCAGGATACTTACGAAAGTATGTCTAGAACTGTCAAACCAGCCATGACTCCCGAATTGAGGAGAGCGATGCAATCGTTGTCGTCAATTTTGGCTCCTGAAGGTGGCGTTCTGTTGTCAGAAGCAGCAGAAAATGAGGAAGATTCATTCGACCTTGATGAATACGATGCCGGAGATATCGATGAAAGTTAAACATAACAAAAAGAGGAATGTAGGAGTTCTCTTCGCTCAATTATCCGAGTACATTTCCTCGGCATTAGTGGAGGGCCGAGAGCAAGATTCGCATGTTGCTCTAAGCATATTAAAGAGCCACTTTGTGAAGGGCACTGAATTACATCGAGAATTTCGATTATTTCGAGCTTTGGTAACGACTGAAGTACCCAGCCCCTCGTTGGCTGTCTCTATAATAAATGAAGCAAAGCAAGCTGCACGTAATATGAATATGACTAGATTACGACAAGAAAAGTCTGCCTTAATAAGAGACATAAATTATCGTATTGCAGAACCAGACTTCTACAGCAGAAGAGTTACAGAATATAAAGCTTTCGCAACAGTCCAGACGCTGTTGAATAATTGGCGAAGCAGAGATCCAGATATAACTGTTACCACCAAGTTTGAGAAGTCTCTACACGAGCATCTGTTAAAAGAGAAAGCTACAACAGACCTCACTGCGCTAGCCACCCCGGATGTGAATAGGCTTGCCGTCCAGATTATGCAAGAAAAAATGCGTGAGCGTTTTGGAAAAGTGTTAAGTGAAGAACAAACGTTGTTGATGAAGCAATATGTTTTTTCAAAACAAAAAGATTCATCAAGTGATATTTCTAACAAGCTCGTTGATATTCAAAAGACGACCCTTGATAAGCTAACCTCGTTTGAGCGAGCATGCGAGAATGATATTTTGTGTGAGCAAATTGGTGGGGTAAAAGAAAAAATTAAGAATTTGTCTGCTCTTGAGGTAGATGACTCTGTTATATCTCAATATTTAACGTTGATGAAACTCACCGAAGAGTTAACCGCGGGAGATGATAATGGCTGAACTTAAGCTTTTGACAGAATGGGCCCCCTTTGAATATACTAAAGAGCTCGTGGAACAATCTAAATTAGAAAATGATGGTAAGATTGTGATGAAGGGTGTATTGCAAAAGGCTGACACTCTGAATCAGAATGGTAGAGTGTACCCCCGCGCGATCTTAGATCGCGAGGTGCGAAATTATCAGAAATTTATTCAAGAGAATCGAGCTCTTGGTGAGTGCGATCATCCTGATAGCTCTGTTGTTGAATTGAAAAATGCATCCCATATTGTGAGAGAAGCGTATATGGATGGTGATATATGTTATGGAATTGTCGAACTTCTCGATACCCCAGCTGGTGAAATTCTTCAGAAGCTTGTCGAAGCAGGAGTAACACTTGGGATATCCAGTAGAGGCGTTGGATCAACAAAGCGAAGTGGAGACACTGACGTTGTGCAAGACGATTTTCAACTTATTTGTTGGGATTTTGTATCAGAGCCATCAACTCCTGGCGCATTTATGATGCGTGAGGGACGAGTAGTAAGACAGAATGAGTTAGATGATGTGTTCAATCAATCAGATAGAATTTATAGAATGTTTAACGAAATATTAGAGTGGGGTGAAGACGATGAGCTCTAATTGGCCGAGCCCAGGTTTAGGACATGCATCAGCATATCAAGTAAGTGGAACACCGTACGTTACGTCATCAGCAGACGATGAGTGCACAGCTTCGGGGAACGTTGTACAAATTAGTTTTCCTCGTGTGACTCGATGGTTTCAAATAGCAGTTAGTGGTTCTGACGCAACTTCTGGGAATTTACGTGTTGGATTTTCGCAAAACGGTGTTAACGGTCTTGGTGCGGTTACAGGATCAGTTCCCACCGGAGAAATACAGACGAATGGAACAGAAAAATATGTGACACCACAACCGGCGCCCTCAGCTGCTGATCAGCAAAACACCCACAAGAATTATTTCGTTGTTGGGCCAAATGCTGGTGGGACTGCAGCGGGTGCTGGAATTGTGGGCGCACCTAGCGTTCGGTTTGAACTGGCTTGTACCGATCTTTTCTTAAGGTCAGACACCAGCGCCGGCGCATGCGGTTTTACAATTATTGCTGGCCTGACAGGCATATCTCGGGACCAGCTTAGTCTAACGGGCTCTTCTGGTTATCATGGGATTGGGTAATGGCTAAGGTATCACGTTCAACTTTGAAAACGCTGGTAAAAGAGTGTTTATTTGAGATTCTCTTGGAAGCAACAGGAACAGAGGACTCTTTAAACGAAGATCGATCGGCAAAGCTGGTAGAGAGATCGAGGAAAACTGTCAAGAAGCAAAAGGTTTCCCGACCTGCATTGGATAATTTGAAATACGATACTCTTCCCCCACGACGACCGATCGATGTGCAAAATATCACTAGTGATCCGATAATGGCTGCAATTTTTGAAGACACTGCCGCGACGACGTTACAGGAGCAAGCTGAAGCCGAACAAGGCGCGCCTGTTGGTCGTGGTGATACCGCGACGAGAATAGTAGCTAATAACGATCCCACTGATCTTTTCGGTGGAGCAGCACAGAATTGGGCAACGCTAGCTTTTAGTGATTCGCCTAAAAAATGATAACAAACTAATTGAGCGAAATAAGTAATATTATTCCGGAGGATTCAAATGGCAAGACCTACAAAACTTACACCCGCTCTTCTCAAGAAGCTTGTGCTTCAAGAAAAAAGAAGAATTCGAGAAACATTAGAGACTGGAGTGGAAGACCCTGAGAAAGTAAAGGCTGAAGAGGTAGAGGGCGATGAGTACGCTGATTCTCTTGAGTCTGATATCGACTGGATGAAAGCTCTTAAAATTCATGAGCGTCGTCTGTACACGAAGCTCAAGCAAGTCCACGAACGTCGTACAAGATTGCGTCGTAAAATTCTAAAGAAACTATAAAGGAACTATAAAAAATGCCTTCCCACAAGCAAAATATGGTAGAAGCTGTTGTGACTGTCGCTGATTTAGGCAGCGCCGACACAACGACAATTCAAGCTAGTTTTCCTGCGTCTCCAATTTATCTCGGTGATTTAACTGACGATGGCGTGACAGAACAAGGCCAGGCTTTGCTATTAGACGGTGAAGTAAACGATGCTGGTCACACTTTCGGAGTATTCGAACGCGATTATACTGAAGCACCTGATTATGGCGACGTCGAAAAAGGAGGTGGCGGTCTGCCTGCTTCTCCATGGGTACCGAACCCTGTTTCTCCTGGACCCGGTAGTATGAATCCTGCTGACCAGGCCGATCCGCCTGATGGTTTTGGCCAGACGCCGAATGATCAATGGGGTTCTGGTGTTGGTTCTCAACTTACTCCAGCGGAATCTTCCGCCGCGCAATCGACCATGACATTGGGCGATTACGTGATGGGTAAGGCACCGAGTCCCTGATTTATAATGAGCAGTCCCGATAACCCGACAAGCATAGGTTTACGTCCGGGACGTAGTTATGATGCTAAAAGAGACGCTGGCTACGGTCGAAGCTCGGATCGTTTTCACAAACAAAGAGTAAAGGGCGGAAATTTTCCGTACGCTGAGCCTGTTTCTTTTGATGATGAAATGTTTATTGAGGATGAAGACCTTATAAAAAGAGTCTTAAATAAAATGCGCGGTACTGCTGACTCGACTGATTCGCTAAGTGGGCGAGCAGCCGATCGTTTTGCATTTCAGGGTGGTAACCGAAGAGTTGGTCCCGATTCCGGTTTGAATATAGAGGCAGCTGGTTCAGGGATGGTTCCTTTCCCGAGTATGTATAAAAACCGCCTGCAGGGCGGCGGCGGCGTAAACACACCGGCTGCATATAATCCAGGCCAATATTCTAGAACTGGTACATATCGAGGGTGGTCTCAAGCTCCAGTTACATCAGGCGATACTGTAAAATTTTCTGAGATTGAAGACGGCGAAGATCCAACAATCGTGAAACTTCGAAAAGTAATTGGTGATATTATTAGACAAGAAGAGGAAATTGAGTGATGCAGAATAGGAATATTCGTTTTAATTGCATATTTAGAATGTGCGTTACGGGATAATATAATGTCAACAAATCTCTACATGGAAGCGATTCAGGAGGCCCAGCAGCTTAAAGCTATGGCCGAGCAGAACGCTAAGAATAAGATTATAGAAGCTCTTACCCCGAAAATTCAAGCGATGGTAGAAGCTCAATTGTTGTCTGAGCAGCCAGATGATTTAGAAATTGATGAATTAGAAGACGACAGCCCGCTAGCGGATGATGTCGTAGATGCTGTGGTTGACGACGTTGCCGTTGATGTAGGGGAAGTGGAAGCGCTTCCTGCCATTGATGATGTCGCTGTCGACCCCCTTGATCAAATGGAGCTAGAATTAATGGCTCCCGATGAATTAGTTGACGATGAGGATGATGTCGAACTCGACAATGATGCTTCTGTCGTCGTAAATGCTCAAGGAGACGTGAACGTAAGCGTTTCCGAAAATTCTTCTCTCTCACGAGAGAGCGTTTCATCCAGGCGAAAGATGAAACGCAATAACTCTAAGTCTTCCAACGTAAATAAGCTGATTGAGAGAAATATACAGCTTCGACGGAAGGTTAAGAGAATGGATGCATTGTTGGAGGGGGTCGAATATCGTCGATTGTCCCGAAGGCAACGCGCTGTAATTAAAAAGTCATATACAAAACTTTTAGACGAAATGATCAATTTGCGTAGGGAGTCAATAGTTATCCCTAACAACAATGAGAAAAAGGTTCGTCTTGTACTTTTCGAAACTTTAAAGGAGATGAAACAAATGACTGACCGACGCAGCCGCGCCATTTTCAACCGTCTATTCGAGGCTGGAGATGGCATGGAAGAACTAGATGAAATGGACCTCTTCCTAGCAGAAGAGGACCTCGATGATCTCGAAGGAGATGAAGCAGCTCTTGGAGATGAAGGAGTTGCTGACGAGGAAGCAGTGGAGGGTGAGGTCGAACTAGACGCCGCTCAAACTGCAATAGAAGACCTTGGCGTAGCACTCGGATTAGACGTTGTTGTCGAACCTGAGGGTGAAGTTGAAGACGAAGAAGGACTTGAGGACGAAGAAGGCCTCGAGGGTGAGGAAGATCTTGGAGACCTCGGTGAGGTTTATGAGATTGACCCCCGCATGCTTAAGCGTGAACTTCGACGCCTCCGTGCCCGTCGTCTCCAGGAGCAGGAAGTTGGCAGAGCAGCCGCCGCCGATCCAGCGCTTGCACACGGTGGAGATGATGAAGGTGACGTTATTCTTGATGTTGATGAGGATGACCTTATTAACGCACTGGCTGATGAGCTTGGTGATCCTGGTGTTCCGACACCTGAGGTTGGTCCCCCGGTTCCTGCTGGTGATGCAATGCCGGAATCCTATCGTCGTCGTAGAGCAGCTCGTCGCCGCCGCGTAGCCGAAAGTCGTCGTAGAGCAGCAGCTCAGAGACGCTCATCCGGCCGACGCACACAATCCGTATCCCGGAAGGTTACAGTTGAGAACAAAGTTCTTAAGCGTAAGCTTTCCGAAATGAATCTTTTTAACGCAAAATTGCTTTATGTGAATAAACTGATGCAAAATCGTAATGTAAGTTCGAAGCAGCAGCGTGCCATTGTCGAGGCTTTAGATAGTGCCAAGACCATTAGAGAAGCCAAGCTTGTTTATGACAGCTTGACTCGCTCACTTAAGAGAAGGTCCCTATCCGAGGGATCGTCAGGGAGAAGAGTTCTCGGTTCCGCATCCAGACCCACTCGCAGCGCAGGTAGCGTCGCAGAGGGTGCTGAGCACCAGGATCGTTGGGCAGTTCTTGCTGGCATCGACACCAAATAGACGCTACTTTCTAAAGGAGAAAAAAACATGTCTAAGAAGTTCACACTCGATCAACTGACGGAAGGTATCCGTCAGCGTCACATGGGCAGCCATGGACGTCGTTTGACAGAAAAGTGGACTCGGACCGGTCTCCTGCGAGGTCTCGACGGCGTCCATCGTGAAAACATGGCACAGCTACTCGAGAACCAGGCAGGTCAGATACTCCGGGAGCAAAACACTCTCGGTGGTGGTGGGATGAGCCCCTCCGCTTCATCTGGTGACATCCGAGGTTTCACTAACATCGCATTCCCAATCGTACGCCGAGTTTTCGGTGGGCTGGTTGCGAATGAGCTAGTATCAATTCAGCCAATGAGCTTACCTTCTGGTCTGCTCTTCTATCTGGATTACACATATGGCACCAACATTGGTGGTACGGCTACCACAGGTATCGGTACATCGTCCAAGTCGATCTACACGAAAGGTCAGTCCATATATAATAACCCCGTAGGTAAGGGTATCCAGTCTGGATCTCTTGGTACCGGTGGGCAGTATGACCTTGCTGGCTCTGGTTATTCTAGAGTCCACGCTCGTAGTAACATCACAACCGTCGCGAACGCATGCTTCGTACTTGGTAGTTCTGCTACACAGAGTCGTTCAACGTCTGCCGGCGGGATTGCATCTGCTGGTGCAGACGGTCGTTTCGCACAGTTTGATCCTACGGTCACAACTAAGGTTGATAGCGAGAGTGGCAAGTTCCGCTTCTTGGCTGTCAATCTCGGAGCACTGGGTTCCGACTTCGATCCTACCGCGGTTAAGGAATGTGCATTGTTACTAACCGGTACCGCTGGTTTCAACAGTACCTCAACGGACCTTGCTGTTCCTGGCGACATATACCAGGGCGGAGCGGGTGTGTATAACATCCGTCGTCTCAACCAGCTGATTACGTCATCCTCTGCGGGTGGTGCAATCACAGCAGCTCCAATGGCCACGCGATCCACCTCTGGTGCAGCGTTGTTGATGGTACTTTCTGGTACCGCGTTGGGTAGCACAGACCTGAAGGCCTTCTGCGTTTCGTATCCGAAGGGCAATAGTCTCGATGTTACATCTGGTGTTGGCGATACTCTTGTCGTGCCGGTGTTCGAGTCTGATTTCGGTACATCACCGAAGCCTCAGATTCCTGAGATCGATATCAAGATTGAGAGTATCTCAGTCGTCGCTCAGACCCGTAAGTTGCGTGCCCGTTGGTCTCCCGAGCTTGCTCAGGACCTGAATGCCTACCACAGCCTGGACGCTGAGGTTGAGCTTACTCAGATCCTCTCCGAGCAGATTGCTCTAGAGATTGACCGTGAGATCCTTAACGATCTCTTGGTAGAAGCCGATACAGCTTATTACTGGTCACGTCAGCCCGGTCGTTTCGTCAACAAGAAGACTGGTGCTCTAGTCGAGAATCGTTCAACCCAAGCAGGACATGCATCCTTTACTGGTACAGTCCGCGAGTGGTACGAGACTCTTGTAGAGACAGTTATCGATGTGGCGAACGAAATCCATCGTAAGACCCTTAGAGGCTCTGCAAACTTCATGGTCGTAAGTCCTGATGTTGCTACTATCCTCGAGGCTTCTGTCCTCTATCGTCCTGCTTACACCCTTGATGGTGATGGCCAGGTCGCGGGCGGAATGACGTTGGGTTGTGAGAAGGTTGGTACGCTTAGCAATCGCTTCACAGTCTATAAGGATCCTTACTTCCCACGCAACAAGATTCTTGTTGGGTACAAGGGTGGTAGCTATCTGGAGACTGGGTATGTGTACGCTCCGTATGTACCGCTAATCGTTACTCCCACTATCTTCGCTCCTGAGGATTTCACCCCCCGCAAGGGCGTGATGACTCGCTATGGTAAGAAGATGGTCCGTAACGACTTCTACGGCACAGTGACTGTCCAGAACATGGACGTAATCTAAAGTTTAGATAGTTCGTTCGTAAAAATCTGGCGGGGTCCTTTCGAGGACCCCGCCTTTTTAATTTCATCGTGATTGACATGATTTTTATGCTCTAGTTCTATAGTTAGAACAGGGTGTGATATGCCGACTTTCGCTTTTACCAGAAATCCGACACCATTCGGTTTTTTCGACACAGACACAGCGTTTCAAACGGAAGCTGATTCTGTGATTACGTTTGTCAAACAGAAGTTGGGCGATGATATATTAAGCGTCGAATTAACGAAAAAACAAATTTGGGCATGTTTAGAAGAATCATTCTTAGAATATGGAAGAATTGTTAATGAGGCGAACGCTCTTTCACAAACTCCGAATCTTCTTGGTATGCCGACCGGAAGTGGTGATGAAGTAACTGGATTGTTTCCAAAGCAAAATCTTGAATATCTCCTAAGGATGGCTGAGCCCTATGCAATGGAGGGCGGTGTAGGGGGTTCGTATAACGAATTCTCAGGGTCCATAGCACTAAACACCGGTTCTCAAGATTATGACATTTATGAAACGTTAAAAGACAATGGTGGCAACCTCATGGTGTCTAGTAGCTTGAACGATCCTCGAACAAAGATGCGGATAAAAGAAGTATTTCACTTCTCTCCGCAAGCCGCTTACAGATTTTTTGACACAACTTCATCTGTGAATTATTTAAACAATGAATTTAGTTTTGAATCATTTACTCCAGAGACTGTATTTTACGTTTTGCCGGTTTTTGAAGATGTCCTTCGGGCTGGCCAGATGGGTGTGTCAAATAGAGTTCGAAGATCAAATTATTCATATAAAATAATCGGTAGTAAGATAAGGATATTTCCGAAGCCAACGGGGGATAATCCTGGAAAGCTGTGGATACGTATTGCATATAGCCCAAATCCAATTAGTCCAGATATTAGAGATGATACGATATACGGTGTCTCTGATATTTCAAATGTTCCATTTGGGCGCTTTACTTATGACAATGTTAATTCTATAGGACGCCAATGGGTAAGACAATATGCTAAAGCCTTGTGCGAAGAATTATTAGGACAGGTAAGATCGAAATTCTCTGCCGTTCCAATCCCGTCTGGTGATCTTCAGCTCAATGGCGCTGATTTGATAGGTCGAGGCCGAGAAGACCAAACAAGGCTCCGCGACCAATTAAAAGAATTATTGGAAAATTTGACGTATAGTAAGATATTGGAGGCTCAAGCGGCAGATTCCGACAATATACAGACAGCGCTTAAGAAGATTCCAATACCCGCTGGCAAATCGATCATAATAGCATGAGGAGGGTAGCATGGCTCGTCTCTTCATAACTCCAAGAGAAGTCGATTTAATAGCTGACATCACCAAGGAGGTCATAAAAGACGTCGTTGGCCAGAAGATATACTATTACCGTGTACGAGAAGACTTAACAACAATTCATGACGTATACGAAGAAGCGATGGAGAAGGTTTTTGATCTGCCCATAGAGATTTGTGCTCAGGTGGAATGGAATGCTCCAGAAATTACGACGACTAGATTTGGTGTAAATTCCGGCCAGATCGTCGGTGCATATCTCCATTATCGAGACTTAATAGACAAGGATATTGAGGTCCGAGAGGGTGATTATTTCAGCTACGGCGAGACATTTTTTGAGATAACACAACTTCAATGGCAGTCAACAATCTATGGTGAAGTTGAGCACATGACGGGTGTGAAATTACAAGGAAAACAAGCGCGTCAAGGCCTAATTAATAAAGATCCGCACGGTCCGACTGACGAAGGTTATTCAGACTCTGATGCTGTGCAAGACACGTTTGTACAACAACGCGGGTTTGCGGAAAATAGGCTTGGCGAAACGGGAGATAAAAGGGCATTGATTGAGCAAGGGAAAATGGAATTACCAGCTAGCCCCGCACCTGTGGAGGTGTCGCCTAAAGGAGATCCCGCAACAATCAGTTCTTCTTTTTATGATGAGATTTCTTACAACAATGGTTAAGGTGGAGAGCAAAAATGCCAACGCGCTATAATACGACTACTTACAAGAACGGTTCATTAGACCTTGGTTATTCAAGCGAAGATATCCCTGAGGATTTCTCTATCCCGTCTTGTACCATTGAGGATGTAGACAGAGCTTTATTTAATTTTTTTAATGAAGAAATTCCGCTTTTTTACAAGCGCAGAAAGGCAATAAAGCGGGTTCCCATTATTTTCGCTACTGGCGAGCGATTCGCAATTTTGGCAAGGAAAAAGCCGCTACGAGACAAAACCGGTGCGATTATATTACCACTTGTTTCGATACTCCGCAGTGGTATTGATCAAACAAACGCAAAGGGCGCTGCTCATGGTCAAGGAAGCCCGATGTTGATTAAAGTTAGAATTTCCAAAGAAGATCCACGATACCAGCGTCTTCAAAATAGATTCGGGTTTGAAAACGCTGATGATATAGCAGTTAGCGCTGGAAATAAGACTGATGCTGGGCTTGGGGGAGGAACTGATGGTGGTCGTATTGCAACCCGACGAACAGTCTTTCCTACGCCAATAGCTGTAAGTGGCGGAACAATACTCGAGCCGCACACTGCCAAAAACATAATTGAATTTATTGAAATTCCTCCAATCAAACAATACACTGCGAATTATGAGATTACTTTTTGGACCCAGTACACTCAAGAAATGAATTCGCTATTGACAACTGTTATGGGCGGGTATACCCAAAATCATCAACGAACATTCTTAATAACTACAAAATCAGGGTATAAATTTTCCGCTTATATTGACGCCGCGTTAAACCCAAGCAATAATTTTGATGATTTTTCTGATGATGAAAGACTAGTTAAGTATAGTTTTAGTGTGAGTGTGCCGGCTTATGTTGTTGCACCGCAAGAGCCCGGACTGCCTGTGCCATTTAGAAGATCAATTTCTGCTCCAGATATTAATTTTGGAGTCTCAGAATTAAGTTCCCATATGAATACTGGTGCTCCGTCTTCTGTCGCCGCAGGTGAGCCGGGCCATTTCATATTGGAAGATATTGATACTGATGATATGGGAATTCCGGGGCAAGCGATGCCTGTAGGGTCAAATAGCGTATTAACTACCGGATTTCCGGGTGCCGTAACTGTTGTCTCAAACAACGTTAACATCGGCTCGACAAATTCGGATTCAACAAGTACGGGTGCTACGTATCCGAACAGACCGAAAGTAATAATTACTAAAAGAAACCCCTTTACTGGGAAGGATGAAACATCACAATACAACGTGTTATATGCGAACAACAAGAAGGGAGAGACGGTTTTTCGACAGTCAAAATACCCATCGTATGGATTATCTATCGATTTAGGCGATCTCTTCAAGGATTGATGTGACATTTACCCTTTGCACGAAATAGTTATTTGTGATGAAAGTAGATCCAGGAGACCTGACTCATGGCAGAACAGACATTTAGATCCCCGGGCTTTTTTGAACGCGAAATAGACGCGTCGACGAGAAAGACCGAAATAACGGGTGTTCCAGCAGGAATCGTAGGTACTGCTGAGAAGGGACCGGCATTTGTGCCCGTAACAGTCGGCAGTTTTCAAGATTTTTTGAATCGCTTTGGAGACATTGACCCCGACCGCTTTGGACCGTATGCAGTCCAAGCATTCCTACAAAATAGAACAGCAGTAACGTACATGCGCGTTTTAGGTGCCGGTGCGAATGAATCCACAACTAACATAACAAACACTCAAACCTACGGCACAGTGGTAAACGCAGGATTTGTCTTGTCGGGGAATATATCTGCTTCCCCGCCCACGAATAAGGCTCAGAATGGCGTGGTGCAATTTTTAGTTGCAAAGCACGATGCAGTCGCGAATGAAGCTGCAGCGATGCCGGAATTTACTGATAACCCAAGTTTCAGTAATTCAAGCGCTCTTCATATAGTGAGAGGTGTTATTTTTAGTTCGGTCAACGCAAGAATACAAGTGATGGATGTCGGTGACTCTTGGGCTAACCACATGACCGATGGATGCGCTCCCACCGCTGCAGCCAACAATATTGGTGGTAATTTCTTGCTTGCGATTTCTTCTTCGCTTGGGTCAGCTTTCTGTAATCAGCTTCCAAGCTATCCCGGTGTTAAAGTTGTAACTGCGTCACTTGATCCTGCAAGTGACGCGTATATTGCGAACGTTTTGAACACTGATCCTACGAAGTTTTACACGAACCAGCACCTTCTTTACATGGATTTTGCTGTAGAAAATGAGATCGCTCCTGTTCTTGAAACCGCGGGGTCTATTGCCATTCTTTCAGGTTCTGGAAATTATGGCCGAACATTAAGCTCGGGCGCGGGCAACGAGTTTACAATGTTGTTCGGTCGTTACGACACACGATATACAACTCCTACGTCTCCCGCTATACTATCACAACCATACGGAAGCACAGAATATAAATTATTCAATTTTGAAGCCCTGTCGGACGGAGCATACGGGAATAATAAAGTCAAGGTTTCTATTGCGAATTTGCGGGCTAGCTCAAATAAGAATTACCCATTTGGTACGTTTGAGGTTCAGGTCCGTCGGTTTGGCGACACCGATTTAGATCCCGAGGTACTGGAAAGCTATCCTGCATGCACTTTAGATCCCAACTCAGAAAGCTTTGTCGGTAGAAAAATTGGTGACTATAAGGCACGGTACAATTTCGATGCAGAAAACGACGATGAAAGAAGAATTGTCGTTAGTGGAAAATATCCTAATCAATCTGTACATATTAGAGTTGTTATAGAAGAAGCTGTTTATAGGGAGCAAGTACCGTCAGATGCTTTACCGTTCGGTTTCGCTGGGATCCCTGCTATAAAGACGTCAGACGCTCTGACAGACTCGCTCAAGGGTGCTCTTGAGTTTGATGGAGTGACGTACGGACAACTCGACAACCCGCGTCTCGCGGGTCGCGTCACATCGGCGCTGACAGGCTCAATTGTTCCTCCTCTTCCGATGCGCTTTAAGATTACCCGTGGTGCGGTCAACGCATCACCGTGGTTCTCTGGGCTGCCTGGTGACGACGAGCGTGTTGATGGGAGGCTCTACTGGGGTACAAAGTTTGAAAGATGCCCGAAGGAGAACGACCTTTCCAGTGCTGTTTTGGACCAGAATGTGTCTTCTCTGCCAAACCCGACAGTTTCAGCATATACGAAGTTCCAGGGAATTCAAAAGCTTGATACTTTAGTTTCTGGCTCTGCAGTCGCTACATTTAACGCTAACAAGTTTTCACTTGCCAAAGTCACGATCGCCACAGCAGGTTCAAATTCTGCAACATTACTACAATATGTAACTGGTTCTGCAAAGGAGCACATGCTTGAGGCATCATATATTCGAAATGGTGTACCTGATTCGCAAACCTATGTGGTAAATGATCCAGACGGTGCAGGAAATAGAGTTACTTTTGCTTCGCTTGTTAATTCATCGTCAGTGCATTTTAATCGTTTTACGAGTTACCTTAAGTTCACGACTCCGCTATACGGTGGATTCGACGGCTTGAATATTCTTGATAAAGACATGTCATTAATGAACGATCGAGCTACGTCGACCGACGCGTCTGGTGAAACAGGGAAGGCTGCTGATGAATTTAGCGCTTCTACAATTGGTCTTAGTACTAATCCCGCTGGATCCGGTCGTCTCAACAATAATATATTTGCGTATAAAGAAGCTGCTCGTATCATGACAGATCCCATGACGGTACGTAGCAACATCCTAACAATACCCGGTATAAGAGACACATTTGTCACTGATTGGGCTGCCAATAGAGTCCGTGATTATTCAATGGCCATTTACTTAATGGACATTCCGTCATGGTCAGAGAGCTCCACACGCCTATTTGGAGATGAAGATAGGACGTTGATTCAGAGCGCCTCCAACTCCACCCCCGACGTGAGGGAAACAGCAGAGCAATTCGAGTCAAGGGCGGTTGACAACAATTATTGCGCCGCGTACTTCCCTGATGTTTATATCAACGACTCAAACACCGGCGAGGCAGTCCGCGTTCCATCGTCTATTGCTGCTCTTGCAGCGTTAGCGTACAACGATGCTGTTGCATATCCTTGGTTTGCTCCTGCTGGATTTAATAGAGGTGGGTTAGGAATTGTTACGAACACCGATGTTAGGTTGACCGCAAGCGATAGAGATGATTTATACGATAATCGAATTAACCCGATTGCGAACTTTCCGAATGGTGGATTTGTAATATTTGGCCAAAAGACGATGCAGCTTACTCAATCTGCGTTGGATCGAGTGAATGTCCGTAGGATGTTGCTTGAACTCAAGCGTCAGGTTGTTGGCGTTGCTAATAAGATTCTTTTTGAGCCGAATAACGCTGCTACAAGAGCACGATTCATAAATCTAGTTACACCGATGCTAGCTGCGATTCAGGCGCAGCAGGGTATAGAGTCTTTCAAGGTTGTTATGGATGACACCAACAATACTTCCGAAGATGTTGAAAGCAACAAGCTGAATGGTCGAATCGTTATTGTGCCGACAAGGGCAATCGAATTTATTGCGATAGATTTTATCATCACAAACAGCGGTGTAGATTTTGCGTGATATAGTTAAGAGAGAAACAGGAGATTTTTGGAAATGGCTGAACTGACATTTAAGAGTCCTGGGGTTTCCACAAGGGAAATCGACCTATCAGGCCCAACAAAGGCTGCGCCTACAGGTACACCTGCTGGTGTTATAGGTACGGCTGATCAGGGTCGAGCATTTGTTCCTATTACGGTAGCAACTTTTGCTGATTTCGTCGCTGAATTTGGAAATACGGACGGTGTAAAGTTTGGACCGATGGCGATGCGTCAGTGGCTAAACTACGCGAAGGCTGGAACCTATTTAAGGCTTCTTGGCGCCGGCGACGGAAAGAAAAGAAATAGCGGCGGTGATGTGACAAACGCCGGCTTCACGGTCGGAGCGCAAGAAGCCAAAGCAAATGGACTAATCGGACCGAACGCATATGCGGGCTCAACAGTCGCGGGTGCTGGGAACGCCGGGGTTCTTGGACGTACTCACCTTCTTGGTGTTATCATGGAAGAGTCTGGAAGTTCCGCGGCATTCACTGATGCTGGCTTGGGAACTGTCCAACCGATTTTACGCGGTGTTGTTATGGTTCCCTCGGGAGTTGTATGCGCCCTCAGTGCGTCTAGATCGACTGTTACAAACAATACGCCATTGGGCTCCCCCTCAGCCAACAATTACGCCGCGGGTAGCTCTTTTGGGACGGGCGGTGCGGATAATGCAGGATCATCAAACGGGGCTGTGAACCTTGCTGGCGGCCGTCAAGAATTCGTGATGCTGCTGAATGGTCATACCCATACAGACGCTTACCCCACGATTATCACAGCTTCTTTTGATCCGAATGTACCGAATTATTTCGCAAATGTTTTGAATACAGACCCAACAAAGCTCCAGAATGCAGGACATTACCTATACGCCCACTGGGATGTTTACCCGGCAATCGCATATCCGACTGGGTCAAGTCTGGTGTCATCGACGTACGCCGCAGCGACTGCCGGCGGCACAGTTAGTAATGAGGACATTGCATTCCTTATGACATCTTCGATATCTCGGGCGAATTCAACTGACGCAAACGTACCAGATTTTGACAGCTATAAAGACAGGTTCCGTACCGCTGTTTCTCCCTATGTTATATCTCAGAAGTATGGTGGAAAAAACAACAATCTTTTCCGAATCCATGCTTTAGATGATGGTGCGATAGGAAATACTAGGGTAAAGATTTCTATTGAGAATATTGTTAAGTCCACAAACGTAAATCAACCATTTGGAGCGTTCGATTTATTAGTGAGAGATTACAACGATAGTGACACCGAGCCGGTCGTCATAGAGAAATTTTCTAAGCTTTCTTTGGATCCAGGTTCTGATCGATATGTTGCTAGGCAAATTGGAGATTATCATTTGTATTATGACTTCGATAAGCGCGTTGGATCTCAGAAATTGATTTTGGAAGGTGCTTATCCCAACAAGTCGAATTATATTCGCGTTGAGACAAACACTCAACTTGATAAGGGGAAGCTTCCCGCGGATTGCCTGCCAGTCGGATTCCGCGGTCCGCAGCATCTAGTTACCTCTGGATCTTCGATATTTGGTCAGCCAGGCGATTCTGCTACACCACTTCTCAATTCGTCTGTCGCTTCTCGTCTTGTTCAATATCCGGTGCCATATCGAGCGACAGTCTCTAAGAATGTTACTCCGAAAAAGGCACTCGCCGCTGAGCTTTACTGGGGCGTCCAATTTGAGGTGAAGGATCTCGTAGCTGAGCCTAACAAGAACGTAAAGCTCGACCCATCAATCAAGCACTACTCGACATATTTCGCAAATTATTCGCAATCTGGTCGTAAAGCGATGGTGGGTAATAATGAGGGTACAGCTGATAGCAGTGGCACTGTTTTAGACGCCGATAAATTTAACAACAATTTGTTCAGTCTGGAAAACATCCAGGTTTGTACAACCACCGATTCCACTCCGGTTGCTGATTCGAAGCAATGGGCCGCTGCAGTGTACCGCAGATCTGGTGTCGCCGCATCGAGTATACCGGATATCGATGGTACCGCAAGAACCCTAAATGCCTCCGGAGGCTCGCGCTTGTTATCTGTAGCGAATGATTTCGGTCTTTCCTCTGCTCGCCGTTTTCTTAAGTTCTCTTTCATAGTTCAGGGGGGCTTTGATGGAGTCAATATATTCAATAATGAGAAAGCTAAGTTCTCCAATATTGCTGTGACAAAGGAGATGGCAGATGTAACGTTACAGGGCGGGGTAACGGGGCCAACAGTCGCCGCGTATCGTAAGGCAATGGACGTTCTTGCTGAAAGATCCGATGTTGATATTCAGCTTTTGGCAGTTCCAGGTATCCGTCACAAGTCGGTGTCTGACTACGTAATACAGTCTGTTGAGGAAAGATTCGACGCAATGTACATTATGGACATTGAGAATAAGGACACGTATAACGAGGTAGTCACCGGATCTGCGCAGCTAACAAGCGTTACGAACACGGTCAATACATTTTCTGGTCGAAACCTCGACAGCTCGTTTGCAGCTGCATATTTCCCCGATGTTATTATGACTGACGTAGGCACATCCACAAACGTGCAGGTACCACCGAGTGTGGCTGTTCTTGGTGCGTTTGCGCTAAATGATTCTGTCGCATATCCGTGGTTCGCCCCCGCCGGTTTTACGCGGGGCGCATTGAAGAACGTTTTAGAGTCTCAAGTGAAGCTGAGTAGAGCAAATCTTGATGCGCTATACGACGTTGATATTAACCCAATCACCGCATTCCCCCAAACCAAGGGAGAGGTTGTTGTTTTCGGTCAGAAAACGCTCCTTGCAGCGCAGTCAGCGTTGGATAGAGTGAACGTACGTCGTCTTTTGATTGAGATTAGACGTCAAGTTCGCGCAATCGGTGATACATTCCTCTTCGAACCGAATAGAGAATCTACTCTTGCTCGCTTTTCAGCGGCAGTGAATCCTGTATTGGCAAGAATTCAGGCGCAGCAAGGCCTGGATCGGTTCAAGGTACAAATTGATACTACCACGACTACTCAAGCAGACGTGGAAAACAATACGGTTCGAGGGAAAATCTTCCTTCAACCGACGCGATCCGTGGAATTCATTTCGCTTGATTTCGTTGTTACTAACGCTGGAACAGAAATTTAATCTTGCTGATGTATATTTAAGCACGTATAGGAGAAAACAAAATGGCAGAAACTCTTTCAGTTACCGACATGCTGCCCAATAAATTTGAGCCGAAAAGGAAATTTAGATGGGTATTTGCTTGTGAGGGTATTGATGCGTTTTTGATTAAGACCGCCGCTCGACCCACAATTAACACAGGTGAAATGGAAATTTCCTACATGAACTCAACTCGCTGGGTTGCTGGCAAAACGAAGTTCGACGCCTTATCGGTAACCTTACACGATCCGATCGCGCCTTCCGGTGCACAGCAGGTGATGGAATGGGTTCGTACACACTTCGAATCAGTTTCTGGTCGTGGTGGGTATGCCGATTTCTATAAGCGCGACTGTCAAGTTAAGATGCTCGATCCTGTTGGAACAGTTGTTGAATTATGGGATTTCAAGGGATGCTTCCTGACCTCGGCTGGGTTTGGCGATCTGGATTATGGCGCTGAAGATCCGATGGAGCTATCTCTCACGATCAGGTTTGACAACTGCGTATTACAGTATTAGATTATTTGACGCACGTCAATAACGTATCAAGAAAACGTCCCAATTTTACTTGGGACGTTTTTTATTTACACTGATTTCTGCAACTATAAGATTTATGGAGTGCTAATTGTGAGGTTTGTCTATGTCCACTAAGAAAGAGGGTACCGGTCGAAGCGAAATTTTTGGTGATATGAAAGAGCATATGCCATCATCGAATGTTATGAAAGATGATTTCGGCTTCGAAATACCAGTTGAAAATGTTCCGCTCCCATCAATGGGGCGATGTTATGCTGGGGATTCCCCTCTAGCGAATCAAGAAACAATACAGATTCGTGCCATGACGGCCAGAGAAGAAGACATTCTTACTTCTAAAGCCCTTATCAAGAAGGGAACCGTTATATCTCATCTGCTGAAGTCTTGTATGCTCAATAAGGCTATTGAACCAGATCAAATGTTGGCCGGTGATAGAAACGCAGTAATGATTGCATTACGAGTGACAGGCTACGGTGCGGAGTACAAAGTAGAAGTTGATTGTCCAGCATGCCAGCAACGATCGAAGCAAGCTTTTGATCTTGGCGGCTTAGAGATCAATCGCCTTGGTATCGATCCTGTGTCGGTCGGGGTAAATCTTTTCGAATTGCAGCTTCCTGTAACTAAGGCGAAGGTACGCTTTAAGTTCTTGACCGGTGCCGATGAGCAAGATATCATGGTCGAACAGGAGCGTCGAAAGAAACAGGGTCAACAGTCTGAGAATTTAATTACTTCTCGTCTGCGCTACTCCATCGTGTCGGTCAACGGTGTCACCGATAAGTCAAAGCTTGACCTCTTTATTCGTAGCATGCCTGCCAGAGATTCTTTAGCGTTCAGAACTCATCTTGATAAAAATGAGCCCGGAATTCAAATGAGAAGTTGGATGGATTGTACATCTTGTTTGGAACATTCGGAGGTACGGCTGCCCCTCGGGGCCGCGTTTTTTTGGCCTGACGAGTGACCACAAAGAGGCCTTTCTAGAGCACATCTTTGCCCTGATGTATTATATGGGGTTTTCGTACGTAGAGGTGTACAACATCCCCATATGGCAGCGCATATGGTTTATCCAACGCTTGAACAAAGAGCTTAAGAAAGCCAATGGTGATTCCAGGGCAGCACATGCAAATTCCGCTGATGCCAGGGCATTAATGGGCAAACATCGTGCACAAGTCCCGTCAAAATTACGTAGATTCACATAATTAAATGTTGAGGTGCCAGATGCAAAACGATAGAAAAGAATTTTTGTGTGATTGTGCTAGATATATTCGCGGTGAAGTAGAAGAAATTCGACTCCACGGAAAGAAGAAGGATGTGCTGCTGTTCGCAGATACCCTTAGAGAGTCCCGCGGTTTATTTCAGTGCCTAAATGAAAAAGAACCGCATGTTTCTAAAGTGCTCACTGCTCTTACGAAGAAAAGAACCGCTTCAAGGAAGTTGAAACAAGCCACTGGCTTTTCGTGGCCCTTTTAATCGATAGCTAGCGCAGATTTCGAACTGCCATATTTATATGAGAAAGAGGCGGTAAAAAAGCGTGGCTGACTCCAAAGAACTTCAGAATCAATTACAGATCCAGCAGGGTATCAATAAAGTCCTGCAAGATCGACAGAAGATTCTGGAGAAACAGCAGAAGTATTTATCATCGCAGGTAGACACTGCTGTTCAGCTTTGTAAGGCCCTGGAGTGTAAGGGCCTGGACGACATCCAGCAACGCATGAAAGAGGTCCAGGCAGGCCTGGCGGGGGCTGCACAAGAGGCCGGTGATGTCACCGATCGAATCGGTGAAGTGAATGACGCTCTCGATGACACAAATAAAAAAGCAGAGACGTCAGTAAAATCATTCGGTGAGCTGGTAGGGAAAATCAAGGAAACGAATGTGGCCTTGGCTGGCTTTGCCGTGGGCGCTGCAAAGGGCTTTAAAAGTGCGATAGCTGATATCAAGATGATGGGAGGTGCGATAGGCACCGCTATCAATGGTATCTTTAATATCGGCAAAGCTATTATCGCTATTCCGTTTCAGATGTTTAGTGGCTTGCTTGGCATGGCCAATAATTTGGCATCTGCCACAAATGTACTAGGCGAAGCCGTCGAAGAAGTTAGAAAAGAGTTTGGAAATCTTCACTCGAATGAGGGTAAGGCCCTCATGTCAGGGATGAGGGATCTCCAGTCGAGCGCTAGCGACCTGGGGGGCACAGGTGTAAGTCTTGGTAAAGTATACGGTGTCGGCCCCGGCGGCGTCGCCGCGGCGATGAAAGATCTTCAAGGTATCGCTAGCGCGTTGGGCTCGAAGTTCGGAATGCTTTCGGAGGAATTTGCGAATTCTGCTGGGGAAATTCTAGCGTTCAAAAAAGGAATGGGTCTGTCCGACGACGCGATGTCTGGATTTGCAACTAGAGCAATTTCCTCTGGTAAGAGTCTAACAAATACTTTACAAGATGTCGGAAATTACTCCATCCAGTTAGGCGACAAATTTGGCGTTTCTTCAAAGCTCATATCGAGAGACATGGGTGAGATGGCCGCTGATTTCAAGAACTTCGGAACGCTGTCGACTAAGGAAATGGCTGCCGCCTCAGTGTACGCACGTAAGCTCGGAATTGATGTTAAGGGTCTCCAAGGCGTTATTGGTCAATTTGACGATTTCGAGGGCGCAGCGGATTCCGTGTCTCAACTGAATCAAGCATTTGGAATTCAGCTGGATACCATGGCGATGATGAACGCCGAAAATCCTGCTGAGCGCATCGATATGATGAAGAATGCCTTCCATGAGGCAGGCAAGTCTGTCGAAGACATGACGCGTCAAGAACGTGCGCTGCTCGCAGAGCAAACCGGTCTTAGCGAAGAGGCTCTTGCCACTGCATTTTCACAAGAGAATATGGGCACTTCTTATGAGGACATCGCCGCCGGAGCAGATGAAGCAGAGGAGAAGCAACTTTCCCAGACGGAGGTCATGAATAAACTCGCTGATACGCTAGACCGAGTATTCAACTCCGGTCGGCAGTTCACGGGCGTATTCGATGCATTGGCTCAAGGTTTTTCCAAGGGTCTGAGTGACAACAAGGAATTCAGAGACCTCTTGAAGCAGATTAGAGAAGCCATGCAGGTGGTCTTTGACTTTGGTCGAGAGCTAGGTCAGATGTTCGCAAATCTTCTCGGCGATATGGGCGTTTTTTCTGCCATCAAAGATCTTTTCAATATTGACGACATTAAGAATCTTCTCGGTATAGGCGGAACGGGTGGAGTCTTAGGGATATTCAAGAAATTTAAGGATTCCATTACTGGTAAGGGGGACTATAGCCCTCAACAAATGGCTCAAGAGCTCACTGATTTATTTAAGAATTTCTTCGCAGCAAAATCAGGCCCCCTGGGAAAACTAAGCAAGATGATCGAGCAGGGGATTATATTCCTCGGTGAGCAGATCGCGAAGATGATTCCGTGGGTAGCCGACAAGTTTGTCGCCATGATTCATGGAATAATAGACGTAGTAAGGAATCCCGATGCTGTTAGGGACGCCGCGAAGGACGGGATCGGCGGTGCGATGTCCCAGGCCATGAGCCAGATCGTTCCTGCGCTGATGTCAGCAGTCGGAGATATGATAGGGGCGTTAGTTGAGCTGATAGGGGCTGTCTTATGGGAGAATAAGGGCAAGTTAGCCGCAGTCGGCGCTGTAATGATGGCGTGGGTTTTCGGAAAGATGATAGTTCTGGGTGCAATGAATGCAATCGGAGCAGCTGTCGGTGCGGTTGCCGTGAAGAAGCTGACTGACTGGATCTTGTCAATGGTGGGAGATGTCGCTGAGCAGACCGAACAACAGATGCCCGATCCAAGACAAATGGAACAGATGGGCGAGAGCGTCGGCGCAGGCCTGAAGTCCGCGATCGAACAGATCAATCAATTGGAAGAGGGCGATATGATGAAGGCGGGCTGGAAATTAGCTGTGCTTGTTGCTTCATTCATTCCCGCTGTTATTGCATTTTCAATTGCCATTGCCATAGCCGCCGGGATTATTGGAATGGTATCGTGGTCTAGCCTCGGTAAGCTGATGGTAACAATGGCTGTAATGATTCCATTCCTTGCTCTGGTAATGATAGCCGCAAAATTCTTAGACCCCGGAACGATGTTATCTTCTGCTGTCAATATGGCTTTAGCTGCCGTTGCAATAGGGCTCGGGATGATTCCGTTCGCCGCGGCCCTGTGGGCTGTCCACGCGTTGATAGGCGGAATCCCATTTAAAGAAATTGCAAAGATAATGGCCATTATGGGTTTGGCAGTTTTAGCGGTATTTGTTATCTCTAAACTCGGTCTTTTGTTGGCACCACCAGTAACAATCCCAGGTCTAGCGTTTATGGCTCTAGCTGGTTTAGCGATGTCGGTTAGTATGGTGATCTTCGCCGTTGCATTACGCGTCGTTCACGCGATATTAGCGCCATTGCCCTTCAAGGAAATTGTTAAGGTGTTCGCTATGCTCGGTCTGGCTATTGTCGCCACTATTGCCCTTGCTGCGACTGCGTTAGCTGGTCTTGCAATCGCTGCAATGTTCCCGGCGATGGTGGTCGGGCTGTTAGCCGCCGCGGCATTTCTAACTGTGGGCGTTGCCATCTTCGCTGGTGCGTTATTCCTTGTTTCAAAGATTCCCCTGCCTGATATTTCGACGACTGCTGAGATATTTGCATCGATAGGAATTGCGCTCCTGGCTCTTGTTGCGCTCTCCGTTGCTGGTATAGCTTTCGCCGTAATAATGCCCTTGCTCCCTATCATGACAGTCGGCTTGATAGCCGCAGCGGCCTTTTTTACCGCTGGTGTTACAATTTTCGTGACAGCACTCGCGCAAGCAGAAAAAATGGCAGGTGCGACAATCAGCTCCCCAGCAATACAAGCAATGATAGACACCATGATCAACGTGATTCTAGCCATGAAAATGTTGATACCCTTGGCTGTCGTATTTACGGCTCTATCTCCCATTCTTCCGATCTTGGGGATTGGCTTAAGGGCAATGGGCAAGTTCTTTGTCAGCGCCGCTGAATCAGTGGCATCGATGATTACAGCCGCAGAGGGAATTCCTATGAAAGACCCCGAGGACCTTGCAAAAAGACTAGAGGTAGTCGGTCACATCGCGAAGGCTCTTCAAGCGCTGGGTGGTCTTGCCATCGACGCCGCGAAATTAGGCGTTGCTTCTGAATTGATGGGTGGACCATCGATGTCAGAGGTGTTCGAGGCGATGGGTGGCTTCTTAGATAAGATCAAGGATACTTTGGTCTCCACCGTCGAAACCCTTGTCAAGATGGCGATGGGTTTCAGCAAGTCGCAACTTGAGAAAGCGTCGGTTGTAGCGTCAGTCGTCGAAGCGGTTGCTAGTTTCGCCGCAGCCATGGCGGAACCGCTGAAAGTGGTGCAATCAATGACAGGGTTTTTCAACCCCAGCGTAGCGAGTAATATGGCTGTTGTAATCAGTGGTCTCGGTGACATTATGGATATGTTGGCCGAGAAATTACCAATGATAATCGGTGGGCTTGTTAAGGCTGGTGAGGGCATTCCTTCGGGCTTTGGAGAGAAAGCAGAAGCGATGAAGATCATGTTTGAGGCCCTTGGTCCAATGATGAATGCGTTGGCCAAGGTTCAAGAGATCATGGAGGCCTCCCTTGAGGGTATAAACGGCCCGCAGATTGATGAGCTTTTTGGAGGTATGGCCGGCGCGCTTACAGCAATTACAGGTGTGATGCCTGGAGTCGTCGCGGACTTGAACGCGCTAGTAGGTGCCGAGCAGATGCAGGAGCAGGTTGCGAAACTAGAGACGATGTTTACAGCCACTGAGGCGTTAGCGAATGTATTAGGAAAATTTGCAGAGTTCGCTGAAGGACAAAGCCCTGGACTCATGGGTAAGGCGGGCGCTGCCATCGCTGGCCTTTTTGGAGGGGGTGAAGCGGAGACGCCTGCCGTCGCGGTGATCAAGTCTATGGTGGATGACATGGTTAAAATCAATGATGTCATGGCCACTTTACCGGAAGTCAACATCGCCGCGAATCTCCAGCAGATTGCAGACGCTTTTGGTGTTACTGAGAGCATAGCAGTTGAAAATAAGCCAGTTAATATTACGATTAACTTGAGCGTCACTATGGATGCGAATAAGGTGGGCGCGGTACTCGTCGACAAGTCAGTTATGACAACGGCCCTCGCCACAGCAGGAGGAGCAGCATAATGAGTAAAGAAGAAAGTGTCGGTTTCAGTCCTGAAGATTTGGAATATTTGCAAAGCTGTATGAAGCACAGTGATGAGATGATGGCAAGTGTCGAAAGAATCATGGAGATAATAGAAGAATTAAAACAGCATCCCGAAGCTGTGCAAAAAGCTCTAGAAGAGGTACTTAAGAATAGTGGCTGATGACGTTACAGATGTTGACTTCGCTCCAGCTGGTACGGGAGGAAGCGGTGTTGTTCAGGAGGGCGATGACTTAAAGGAGTCGTCAAGGAACACTCTTGCCTCTTATATGAGCTCGCTGACGACGAACGCACGAACTCGTAATGCGTATCCGGTAGAGGATTCCACGTACATTGAGACGTCATATTTGAACGCTGATGGCTCACCTGCATCTATCGAGATGGGTGGTCAAGATGCTGCGACGGCAGGATATACCGATACGCTCGGAGGTAATAGCGAGCAAGCATCTGCTGCAAGAACATCTTTCGATATGCTGAGCAATTCTGGGAAGTTTGATGAAGCAAGTCCCACCGCGCAACCCTTGTCATCGTTCATGGATAAAAACAACCAACTTGACGGACATGCAGTACTGTCTGATATCCAGGGGACAAGACCACCATTTGAACCGGGTGTTGGAAATCAATACGGTGAAAAGCGAATAGAGATACCGACGTACGCACCGGTCCAGCAGAAAAAAATATCCGCGATCCTCACTAGCCATAATCGGTTTAATCCAGATGGTGAATCTCCCTATATCGAAGATGGACAGTTCACTCACGCAACTGCGATAGAGCAACCTGAGTTCGGAGTACACGCTAACGAGGGTGATGAAATTTTATTTAGCGAACTCCGAAAGGTCGCTGCGTCGTTGTTGCTACGTCAAACAGGTCACGCAAAAGAAGATGACGCAGATCCAGATAGCGCTCTGCAAGTCATTGCATCGCTACTTCCGACCGGTGAACAGTCTGGTCATACAAAAATAACGATGGACTTTTTGAGGGCTGCCAACGCTTACGGTGCGCCCGATAAACCGTCGCTGGATGCTGAGTTACTTTACGATGAGATGGGTAATCCTCTTCTAGCGTCAAAGAGCTTTGGCGCTCTAAATTCACATTTGGAGCCTTTCACTGGTAAAAACCGCACCGCTATGCTTGCTGTCGCTCTTAGCGGCATGACTGGAGTAATTCTGGGTGCGGCCGCAATCGCCGCAGTGATGCTGTTACTAGACACTGGCGGCGGAAGCCCTGTTCCCACAATTCCATCAGCGATGCGGATGGGCTCTCACCGAATTGAATCTCAAAGAACACGAATAATGCGGATGATTGGCATCCCTGCGCTTAAACACGATTTTACCTTATGTGTTATTATGGGTATCATAGAGTTTTTGGGGCTAGGAAATGCTGTCGATCCTCCTGACCCCAGGGTCGCGACCGCAGGTTGGCCTGGCATTATTTTATGGTGGGAGAGCCTGGGTTCGAATATAGACCAGATTGCCGAGAATGTAGTTTTGACTTCTGGTAATTTCGCAAACTTATTCAGGGTTCTTAATCGTGATATCGTTCGATTTGTCATGGCTATAGATGATATCGTTCTTGATTCTCTTGATGTGAACCCACTTTTAGTTGCTTATCAATTGGTGACAAGTCTACTTTCTTTTCCTTCATTTCGGTTTATCATGGTTCTTGCTGTTATTGGCGATATCGCTGTAATGAGAGCTAGAAGGTCTTTTCCATTAGGTGGTCGAGGTGGCAACCCGCTGGAGCAGATGCCTGATAATGGACAAACACGCCAGGCCAAAAGCAGAATAGCAAGAGACAAATCAGAGCTGGCATGGCGCCACCGCTCTGCTCCCGGTCGGTTCCTTTTACCAACGAAATTAAAGTCTGCGTTCTCTGTCTTTGATATGGGATTTGGGACACCTGATACGTTGATGGCTCTGGTAGGTGATACTAAGGGAGATACAGGGGACAGTTTTCCGGATCAGAACGCAGACACAACAAGACATTGGGATAAGCAACAGCGAAAGGGGCTGTTGTCTCAAGTTAGTAGGCTTCCACAAGAAATGGTGTCGCAATTAGAGGACCAATTTGAAATAGAGTATATGCCCTTTTATTTTCATGATCTTCGTACAAACGAAATTGTGGGATTTCATGGGTTCCTGTCAAACATCAAGGACTCGTACTCTGTCAGCTATCAGGATTCCAGCGGTTACGGTCGAATTGATAAGGTTAAAATTTATCAGAGCACTGAGCGTAGCATTTCTATTGATTTTTGGATTGTGTCTACATCACCCCAAGACTTTGATTCGATGTGGTGGAGCGTCAATAAGCTAATCACATTACTATATCCACAGTGGTCGATGGGAAAACAGGTGCAGGCTGGCGAAAAGCATTTTATTATGCCCTTTTCACAAATTCCCACTGCTTCCCCCATGATACGATTACGAGTGGGGGATGTTATAAGAAGCAATTACACAAGGTTTAACTTGGCGCGGTTATTCGGTATTGCGGAATCTGCTGATTTGGAAGGCGGCCGCCAAGATGCACCATCCGGTGCACCATTTGATGTTGTAACGATTGAGCGGGTATCTCAGGCCGATCAAGAGGCTCATGATGCTGAGATAGCAGCATTTAATGAGAGATTCTCGCGTGAACCCTCCGCGCCCAGCGACGAGGCTCATGGCTTCGCTGTTGGAGATATAGCGATATTAAAAGCATCTTCAAGGGGATACACGACATGGGATACTGGTGCAAAGCCCGGGCTCCCAACCCCTGTTGGAGCAACTCACGTTGAGCAAACTCCATTTCTTAGTAGGACAACCGCAAATGGAACGGTAGAAATTATGGGGCGTACGTGGATTGGTGGTGGTGATTACGACCCAACGGACGTCGATGGCGACGGTACCATCGATCAGTGGGATAGCGATGTGCAATTATCAATGGGGGAAGGTAGTCATAACATCGAATATGCGGTCCAGTATGTAGACCGGGATGATGTTGGTGATCCGTACGGTCCAGTGAGCGCAAAAGGTCATTATCATTCTTATTTTGTTTTGCAAGAAGACCTAATTCCGATTGGTCCAGCTGACCCGAACCCAACACCCACGACGCTGGAAGAACAGATGCAGGAAATTTCCGATTTCTTTGATCCGAAAAATAACGCTATTGTAAGTTCGTTCGAAGCCGCCGGCGGACGAGGGCTAGCTGGGTTTATTACATCATTCGATATGGATTATGGAGATGCGATGTGGGACATGGAATCGATGGGCCGACGGGCACCTACTGCAATGAAGATATCAATCCAATTTGCACCGATACACGATATCCCGCCGGGTATAGACAACAACGGCTTTACAAGGGCGATAAATTATCCTGTTGGTGAAATTGCTGGAATGTTTGGAACTGATCAATACGATCGGGGCTCTGCTGGTACTGTACCTGTTTCCGATATAGGCTCAGGAGCTGCTCGCCGGACTGGAGGAGTCGATGCTGGAAAAATTACACGAGATCGTTTCCAAGCTGCTGTCCGTGAGGCATTTGGTCGAGCCGGTGGAAGAATTGACGAAGGAGAATAATGATGACTGTGCAAAGATATAGAAGGGCTCCGAAGTTAAAGAGAGGAAAATTTTATGGGACTTTCTCACCCGGGCTTCACATTTATCGAGCGGTACAGCGTAACAAGATAAAAGTAACCTCATACACAACATCAGAAACAGAGCGTTTAGATGTTTTAGCAGGTAAATATTACGGAGATGGAACGTTGTGGTGGGTCATCGCTGCAGCTAGTGGGATTGGGTGGAATTTACAGGTGCCGCCCGGGACGTATTTGGCAATTCCGCTTGACATAACCCAGATAAATAGCATGCTAGGATGACAGGTGGATGGCGTTAGTTGACGACAAGCTTTCTTTTGTTGTGGAGGCTCTTGGGAGATATTTTTCTATAATATCGAAAGAAGAATTTATTTCTGTTTTAGCTTTTGGTGGAGAAGAAGATCTTGCTGAATTTGGTACTACTTCATTTACTGACAATGATCCATTACGGAAGCTGGTCCGTCTATTAATGAACACAACAGAGGGCGGTGTTATTCAATACGACATCGTTAAAGAACTGGGTGATATGTTGTCTGGTGACGATGCTGCTGACCAAGACATAGCAGCTTCTTTATACAAGTTTGTAGGAGAGCCCGACTCATTTGAGACTATGGGTATAAGTGGTATGCCTGCCTCAAGCGTATCTATTAAGGAGATGATTGGTGGGAGTATATTAAACCAAGTTTTTGCTTCGCCCCAAAAATCCGACCCTAATCTTACTGCAACGTGCGTTTTCCCCGTCCGACTAACCCCAGCGCAACGAGACACTGGTGCTGTGGCACTTTTTATGAACGCAATTCCAACATTAGAATTTTCTCGATGTATTCCTTATCTTGATATAACACTAATAACGCCAAATAAGCCTGTAAGCGATGATGGTAGAATTCAAACAATATCGTTAATGCAATTTTTAATAGGTCAAGCGAAGCTAGAGGAAGACTCGGTGAATGAGTACCTTCAGTCCGCGACAAGCATGGACGCGATTAGCGATTTTGTCGAAACTCAGGATGCTGCGATGGCATCCGGAGATGAGGAGCTGCTGGAAGAAGTAGCGGCAGGAATTTCTACTGCAGGTATGGAATTATTCACTGCTCCTCAAACGCTGGTTCCCATGAATGAAACGTATGATGATTTTACGGTTGACCCCGAGGCAACGACAGACGATGAAGTCGATTCGGGAGAAAAATTACCCAGTTATGGTGGTACCAGGGGAGCTCCGATCATTGATCGAACAAGGCCGTTCATGTCGATTAATGACTTTAACATAACTGTTACGCCGTCTAAAGGGATGATGTCTCACAAGACAGCTGACCTATCGTTAACGCTGCACGACAGATCGAGATTGTCTGAGATAGCTGAATTTGTAAAGCCGGACTTGTATGGAAGAACAGAGCTCATGATAACTTATGGGTGGTCTCATCCAGACGATTCAGCAGCCAGTGCAGATGCTGGATTATCTGGTAATTTCTTTGGGTCTTTTTTAAACGCATTGAAGATATCAGAGAAATATGGTATTGTTAATAGCTCATTTTCCTTTGACGAAGTTGGTCAGGTTAAGATTAAGCTCAAATTATCGATGAAGGGATCAAGCGCGGTTAATACCACGAATATCAGCAAGGGCGAGGGTGTTGACGATATTATGGAAACAATAAGAGACCTCACCGAAGCGATATCTGTGTTAAGACGCCAGATATTGGGAAGCTCTAGCGGTGCATCAGAAGATGTCGGTGGCTCGACATTCTTGGGTGCAGCATCAGACACCAGTTCTGCTTTGACGATTGACGAAGAGACGTCAAAAGCTATAGCAAAATTTCTTGGTAATAATAGAAATCCGGAAGAGGGCTCTGCGACAGATGAAATGGTAGATAATTTAACAGCATTATTCGGCAGTGACGGAAAATCAGGTGTAGTAGCAGATGCGAAGGCAACAATCGCCGGTGCCGTACAGAATAAATTATCTATTGCAAAGAGGCTCCGGGGACGAGGGCTCGATCCGTTTCCAAGGACATTCACAGGTATGGGCGGGTCATCGACGTATGTGTATATTCATGGCCAAAATAAACGGTATATCAGTCTTGGCGCTCTATTGTTATATTTCGTGGGAAAACCTCTAGCTGCGACACATAGGTTTGATGAGGTACAGTTTGTTTTTTATGCGTTTAATGACAAGTCTTCATATCTGACTGGTACAAATATTTCTGAATTTCCAATAAAATTCGAAGAGTTTTCAAAGAAATTTAAAGAAATGACTGAAACTACTGCAAATATTCCATTAGGTCGTTTTATAAGCTTCTTAAACAAGGAATTTGTTCATAATCAAGCCTCTGCTGCGTATGGCTTGACAAAGCTATATGAAACAGACGATGAGGGAAATCAGAAAATGAAAGAATCTATCTCTGAAGATGCTACTGCGCTGTACAATGAAAAAGTTAAGCGCTTAGAGGATGCGTACGGGGAGTCTGCAGACCAAGAATTTAAAATGCCACGACTCACAATGCATATAGAAGCCGTTCCTATGAGAACGGGTATTGAAGACGGCCAGGGCAGGCAAGGGACAATTTTACGGATTCATCTTTTCGATAGCCAAGCGACAAAATATAGCGCGCTGGGGAAAATGATGCTAGCCTCCCGGGGCAATTCTCTTGGAATGCTGTCTTCTGCCGCATCTCAGTCCGCTAGAGAGCCAGACCCCGAAGAGGAAACCGCACAAGCAGACCATGAGGCAGAGTTTATCGATTTACTTTCTCAAGCATTAGACGCCGGTCTTCTAGAGGCAGTGCCTGAGCTAGTCGGCGCAACAGTTGATGGGAATGGAGCGATTACAAGCGTAGATCCGGAAGAGTTCGCAAGAAATTATTTTCGTCTTAAGGGTGGTTTTAGAGCGCTAAAAGCGTTTGTGTCTAAATCGATGCCATCTATCATTTATGGCTCACAAAATTCTGCGGTTATTTCCGCTGATCTTTCTTCGATGAATAATTCAAAGTTGGCAACAGTCAATATGCAACGCGGCGGCCTTGGCGGGGGCACAACAGCCCAGGGCGCTAGAGACGCGGGACTCCCCCTACAGACGGCACCAACATCACTTTCAATGACAACGCTTGGTTGTCCTGTGATAGAATATGGTCAGCATCTTTTTGTAGATTTCGGAACGGGCACGTCTGTCGACAATGTGTATGTTGTAAGCGGGATAGGCCACACAATATCGCAAGGGAAGTTTGAGACGAAACTTAAGTGCACACAGGTAGACGCATTTGGAAAATATATCAGCACGTTCCAATCTATCGAAAAAGCTCTTACTGCGATGACAGAGACAGAAGAATCGTGATAATTCTTGAACATACTACTTGTGTGCTCTAATTTTGCTCTAATGTCTATTTTTGTTTGTAAAGATGCTATAGGAACAGGACAGAGCTTATTACTTGAAGATGGCCAAGCATGTTGGGTCACCGATGAATATCCGGCAACATTCACTTATGGCTGTGGTGATAGAATCAATGCGTCTGAGCCTCTGTTCCAGCTTTTTGATATCACTTTACCAGAATTGATACCAGCAGAATTTATTCAAGCAATGCGAACATGCGGGATCGACAAGGGTGTTCCGTGGGCTCATATATTGCCAAAAAGGAAATTTATGGAGAGGTTTAAAAACTTCATCAATGCCCTTTCAGCCGCAGAAGAAAATATAGCGAATAATGAATATTCTAATTTTTTTATTGAAACGAACAGAATTTTAAATAAACTATACTCATGTCAGCTCGACATGGACAAAGCTAAGCACGAACTGGAAATGACTACCTCTGCTGCTTTGACTAGCTTTTTGAAAGCTAGCAAAAACGCCATAATTGAACCGCCACAATATAGCAGAGTTTCTACTAAAACAGGACGTCTTACAATTAAAACTGGTCCGCAAATTTTAACTCTAAAAAAAGAATATCGTGAAGTTTTAAGAAGCAGGTTTGATGGTGGGTCTTTATTTGAAGTCGACTTTACATCACTAGAGCCAAGAGTCGCGTTTAATATCACTGCTGGGGAGAAGTTGCTACCGGGGGAAAAGAGTCCAACA